GCCGGCGTGGGGGGCGCCGCCACAAGGGGACGATTCAGAAAGTCCTCGGCCCACTGCCGCGCCGCAACGATCAGCCCCTCGATCAGTGCGTCGTCGTCGTTGAACTCAACTCGCAGATGCTTTTTTGCCTCGTCGAGCGTGACCGGTTCCACCGCCATCCTCCGGCCCCTCCTTTTCGCGTTTTGCCTCTTCCAGCTGCGTAAACCCGCCCCGCTCTGCGTAGGCTGCGCAATCGTAGGGGACTTCGTGCTCCCCGATCTCAAAATCCCGCCGGTCGTATCCGTGCAGGTAGTAGACAAACGGCTTGGTGACCTTAATCCGCTTCAAATCCATAAAAAATGGCCTCCTCCTCTATTGACACGTATTAGTATACGTGTTATAATTCAATCATCGAGACGGGGAGGTGGTAGGGGTGAGTTCAGAGGAAATGATCAGGCTCATTAAGGCGGATGGGTGGTACGAAGTCGTTCAGAACGGGAGCCACAGGCAATTCCATCACCCGACCAAACCAGGGAAAACGACAGTCCCCGCCAACCGCAAGGACCTCCCCAAGGGCACGGTGAACTCAATATTGAAACAAGCGGGGCTGAAATAAGCCCCGCACCTTTAAGGCAGGTGACCGACATGAAGGACCGATACATTTTCCCCGCTGTTTTTAACTATGCTGACGATGGTATCTCCGTTTCATTCCCTGATCTTCCAGGCTGTTTTACCTGCGGCGATACCGATGAGGAAGCTGTGCGGATGGCCGAAGAAGCAATGGGGCTTCATCTATACGGAATGGAACAGGACGAAGACCCCATCCCGGAGCCTACGCGGGGCGACCAAATCCCCGTAGCCCCGAACGAACGCATCTTCCTCGTCGATGTTTGGATGCCGCAGGTGCGTGAGGAGGTAAAACCCGTCTACACGAAGAAGACCCTGACCATCCCCGTAGAGCTGAATGAAGCGGCAAAGCGCGCCAACATCAACTTTTCCCAGGTACTTACATCTTCGCTCCGTCAACTTCTTAAAAAGCAACCCGTCCGAAACTGAAGAAGGGCCCCAACACGGGGCCCTTCTTCGTCACGCCTCACATTTGACGAACTTCACCGCCTCGCTGTTCATCAGCATCCCCCCGACACGTTTGGTCGTGTAGAACTTCACATAGGGCTTCTCGGTGTAGGGGTCACGCAGCATCCGAATGCCCACGCGGTCCATGATCCAGTACGCCTCCGTGTAATTGCCGAAGGCCAGACAAAGGGCGTTGGCACCGATCCCCGGCATATCCTCGTTCTCGATGTACCCGTAGCCCAAGATGACGCTGGGGACACCGGCCTGAAGGCCGGGCTGCCAGAGGTAATTGCCTTCCTTGTCCTTCCACTTGCGAATCTGGGCCAGGGTGAGCCCGTTCATCATCCACCGTGCCCCCGCGCGATACCCGGGCTTGATCGAGTGAATCACGTCGATCAGCAGGTCGGACGGCTCCGTAGCGGGGAACTTGTCCGCGACCCCCGTTTTGAGGAACTGGATCGTCCCGAAGGGGCGCGTGTCATCCGCGGTCGCCGCGGTGGGGAAGGCCAGCAGCCCTTTGGGCTTCTTTGTCCCGTCCCCCTTCGTGAACGCGGAGTTCTCCTGCTTCGCGAACTCCTTGGCGACGCTCGTCGTCAGCCAGTTCTCAACGTTGAAGAAGATGTCATCGAGGGACTTCTGCGTTGCCTTGGGCTGCGCGTAGAGCTCCCCAAAGATCGGCGTCACCTCGCCCAGTTTCGGAGTGTTCGTATCCGGCCTGGCGTCGGTCTCTCCGACCCATCCGCTGTTTGCCCCGCCGAGATCCACGAGCTGCCGGAACTCCTCCGTCCCGACCGCCATAACGGTACAGACCTGACGCATGGGGGCGGTAGGGCCCTCAAGCTCGTAAATGCTCCGGGACAGCTCCTCGGGCACGGCATATCCGCCGTCCCCCTCGACGGCCACCTGCACGGCCTTCGTCTGGAGTTCCGCAAGTCCGGTTTCGCTGCCCTTCCGAACAAAGCCCTCGAAGGCTTTGCGGTATTCGGCTTTCGCCGGATCTCCGCCGGGGGCCCCCGCCAGCCCCGGCCGGTTCATTTTTGCCTCCAGGGCGCTCTTTTCTTCCTCCAGCCGTTTTACATCGGCCTCGATACGGGACAGCTTCGTCTCAAGCTCACCGCCCTGCCCGCCCTTTTTCAACTCCTCAAACCGGGCGTCATTCGCCTTCTTGTACTCCTCAAACGCTGCGCCGAGCTTCTCGCAGACCTCGGTGAGCTGTTTGACTTCGCCGCCATTCTCTTCGCCAGCGAAAAACTGAAGGTTCCACCTCGTCTTGTCCATCATCACACACTCCTTTGTATTTTTCTGAGTAGTTCCTGCGCCGCTTTGACTGCCTCGGCCTCCTCTGCGTCCCGCAGGACGGAAGCCTTGACCGCAGCGATGGCGGCCTTTGCCTCGGAGCGCGCCAGGCCTGCATCCCGCAGGTAGTCCTCCACGTCCCGAATATTCTTTAACTCCGCGCTTTTCACGTCTCCAACCAGCGCTTTTGCATTCGCCGGGAAGGTCACCAGGGAGACCTCCCACAGGTCTACCTCTTTCAGGAGGCGGACGCGGGTATCGTTGCGGGTCTCCCATTCCCACTTGATGGGAATGAACCCGATCGACAGCCCCCGGATGGCGTTGTTTTTCAGAAGGACGTGAGCCTCCTTCGCCTTTGCAACGCCATCCACGAGAAGCCGCCCCTCCATGGCCAGCCCCATGTCGTCCTCCGCGATGGAGGTGTAGACGCCTATCGGCTCGTCGGAGTTGTGCTGCCACAGCATGACCGGCGTGCGCCGTTCGAGGCTCTTGGCGAACGCTCCTTTCAGAACGATGTCGTGCCAGTCGTCCATCACGTCGAACACGGATCCGTATCCCTTAAAAACTCCCGTGTCCTCGACCTGTTTGACCTCCAGAGGGAAATCAAGCGTCCTTCTCTGGAGCCCCTTCTTCTTTTCCATCCTCACGTGTCACCCCCTCCTCGTCCGTAATTCGCATGTTCATTGGGGTCAGCCATACGTCCCCGCCGTCCCGAGGTGGCATATCCTCCAACTCGCGGACCTCGTTCGGGCTGTATACGCCCATGTTGATGCCCATCTGGTAACTCAGGAACCGGCTCCGGATATCGCTGCGCTGAAGGCCCTCCAAGTTGAACCGCATCTCAAGGTCCGGCTCTCGAGCCTCCGCCACGAGGCTTTTGCGGACGGCCTGCTCCCAACGGCGAACCCACGGAAGCAGGGTATATCGCACATATCCCATCGACATCTGCTCGATGCCGCTTCCCCAGCTCGTCGTCTTCTCCGTGGATTGGATCATGAACAGCGGCACCCCGAAGATCCGGGCGATATCCTCAACTTGGAACTTCCGCGTCTCCAGGTACTGCGCGTCCGAGTTCGTCATCGTGACGGCCTCGAACTTCATTCCCTGTTCCAGGATTGCCGTCCGGCCAGCGTTATCGCTTCCGCCGTAATTCGCCTCCCAGTCCTCACGCAGCCTCTTCATGGCTTCCTCGGACACTGAGCCAGGCAGTGACAAAACTCCACCCGGACGCCCACCGTTACTGAACAGACGGGCGCCGTGTTCCTGTGCGGAGAGGGTCAGACCTATCGTTTCCCGCTGATAGGAGATCGGCGACAACCCGGTAATCCCGTCCAGCGACCGATAGGCGACGTGGAAAATATCCTGCTGAAGACATCGTACCTGCCGCCCCGCCTGGAGCGTCACCAGGTATTCCAGGTCCCAGTTGTCCAGCTGACGTACACGCACGGTGTCGGGGTGCAGAGGCAGGAGCTCCACAATTCTCCCCGCCGAATCCCGCACCTTGTAGGCATAGAAGTTCCCGCGCAAGCACAGGTGCATCATGGCGGTCTCCCGCCATCCGAAAGAGGTCATCCAGGGACACGGGCTCTGGTACAACAGACGATACAGCCAATGCTCTCGGACCTCCTCCCGCTCCCCAGCAATTCCCCGATAGAGCTTGATAGGGAGCTGCGCTATCGATTCCGCCAGCAGCCCGACACATGCGAACACCGCGCTACATTGCATCGCCGTCGTGGGCGAGACATAGACCCCGCTGCGGGATAGCGCGCCGAAATGCGAGAGAAGGAGTTTTTCGAGTTGCCCCGCCCCGGACGAATCCTTCAAGGCCATCCATGCTCTTCTCACCCTACCCAGAAGCCCCAAACAAATCACCTCCTTTCGCAGGCTTATATGACCATGAGCCCGCGCGTCTCATAGACGCTCGTTTTGTCCTCCTCGGTGATCTGCCGGGCTATGGCGATGCAGAGCGCAACGATGCCGTCGATACGTTCCGCGCTCCGGGACTTGTCCGGTTTGATATTCTCCGCGGGGTCCACCGAGAGGACCACGTTTGCGGCCATCCACTTCAGGACGGGGTTGCCGCCATGCTTCAGCTCCCCGCTACGGTATTCCCGCTCCAGTTCCTTGGCGGCCGGGCTCAGCGTCTGGTATCCCTGCCGGACAGGGACGACGGTAAAGCCCTCCTCCTCCAGCTGGATGCCGATCTGCGTCGCGTTCCAGGGATCGTATCCAATCTCGCGCAGCCCCCGGAACTCCTTAGCAATGGACCGTATCCGCTCCTTGATGTACTCGTAATCAATGACGTTCCCCGGCGTCGCCTCGACGAACCCCATACGCACCCAGGAGGAAAACGGTACGCGGTCGCGCCGTTCCCGCTTCTCCATCTCGTCCTCGGGGATCCAGAACCAGGACAGCACGTCGCCCGTCCTGGGGAACTTTAGGACCAGTGCGGAGATATCGGTCGTGCTCGACAGATCGAGCCCCGCATAGCAGGGCTCGTTTCTCAGAAGCTCGATATCCGTCCGCTCCCCGCAGGCCGCCCACACGTCCGGGTCCAGCCATCGGGTTTCGGCCTGAGTCCAGACATTCATGTGAAGCCGTAAAAACGAGTTCAGGGCAGCGGGCGTCTCTTTTGCCTTCCTAGCCTTGTCGCGCAGATCGTCCAGCTTGACGGATTCCCCCAGGTTAGGGTTGGGTTTGCACCATACGCCCTCGTCCATCCAATCGTCACCATCATCCAATGTGTAGATGATGCCGCAGAAACTATCGTCCGACAGGCTCCCCTCAAGAATTTTTTCGGCGTAATCATGAAGCTCCCGGCACACCGAGACCCGGGATACCCCGGCCGTCGTGATGGCAAACATCATGGGCTGCCTCCGTGCACCGGTTGCGGTTTCCAAGATGTCCCAGAGATCACGCGTCTTGTGAGCGTGTACCTCGTCCACGATGGCCCCGTGGATATTCAGGCCGTCCAAGCTATTGAAGTCACTGGACAACGGCTCGAATTTGCTGTTTGTATCCGTGACATGGATGTTGTCCCTATGGACGGTGATGAAACGTTTCAAAGGAGGGGAGGACCGAACCATTCGGCCGGCCTCGCCGTGGACAATCTTCGCCTGGTCCCGCTTCGTTGCGGCGCTGTAGACCTCGGCACCAGCTTCTCGATCTCCATCGAGCAGATACAACGCAACTCCGGCGGCGAGGGTGGACTTGCCGTTCTTCCTGGCCACCTCCAGATAGGAAAGCCGGAAGCGCCGGAGACCGGTCTTTTTCTTCCAGCCAAACAGAACCCAAAGATAAGCCTGCTCCCATGGGGAGAGGACAAAGGACTGTCCGGCCCACTCGCCCTTGGAGTGCCGCAGAAAATTAAAAAAGCCGAGGATATCCCCGGCCGCCTCCTCATCGAAATGAAGTCCTCTGCGGTGTGCTTTCTCCAGGTCCCGGACGTGTCGTTGACAAAAGAGCCGCACCCACTTGCAGGCCACCACTTTCCCGTCCAGGACGTCCTTGATGTACTGCTTCGCAACCTTACCCCCGTTGACTCGTTCCCTCCTACGCCGAGGACGCCGCGCCGCGTCTGCGGTACTGAGCATAATCGTCCTCCTGTTTCTGCTCGTCGGTCTTGCTCAGGCGCATTCTCGCGGAGGGCGTAAGGCCGAACTGCTCTTCATATCGAAGGGCCGCCAAGGAGTTGTCACGATGAATTTGTGTAGCGGGGTGTTTGTGAGCGTTGCCTTTTTCATCGATGCTCAGAATGCCCTCTTCCTGGAGGAGCTTATCAGCCTCATAGACAAGCCTTAGGTGGTGACAATATCGCTCGAAAGACTCCAAGTCGCACTCGCTGAGGACCCTTTTTTCAACCAAAACAGCAAAAGTTTTTTCAGCTCGTTCCAGCACTTCGCGCGGCAAAGAATCTCTAAGCGCTTGCGAGAACCGCGTTACGTTATCAATAGTCGAGAACTGTTGATAACTCCTCTTTGCGTGATGATCCCGACCTTTCAATAGCCTTAGATTCTCTGGTAACGGCTTGGGTCCGGGGATACCTATGTCGATCACCTCAATTCCAACGTGATGAATCCATCCAAGAGGCTTGCAGGCCGAGGGGCGAATAGGTCATATTTGGGGCGCGTGTGCAGAAAGCCCGCGTCCGCTGAACGGTTTACACGTCCTAGAGTTTTTCACCCCCCCTCCTCCCGCCCTTTCACTTTTTCTTGGTGAAGTGTTTTCTGTTGTGGCAAGCGATGCAAAGCACTCTAAGGTTCGTTATATCTGTTTTTGCACCTCCATCTTCTATTGAAACGATATGATCGACCACCTGCCCCTTCTTGACCACTCCGTTTTTAAGACACTCCTGGCAAAGCGGATACTGCCCTAAAACCCAGTCCCTGAGCTTTTTCCACTGCGGCGTCGAGTAGAATTTATGACGGGCGGGACGATTTTTGTTGTACACTTTGTTATGGTAAAGTCTTTTTGCTATGACTAGGTTTTCACCGGGTTTCCTTGGCATGACCGTCGGCCCTCGCTCCCTCTAAAACGAATCCAATGAAAAGGTATTGTGTTGGATTCAGAAACCCTGACACAATGCGCCTTTATCCTTTCCTTCCATGTGTCAAAACCGACATTGTGGATAACATTCGTCAGATGTCCAGAGTCTCGACATAACCGTCCAGTTCGTCCCGGGTGATCCCAATGTACCGCAGCGTTACCTCAGGGGACGAGTGATTCAAGAGGGCCTGGATCCTTGTTATGTCAACCCCCTCTTTGTAGAGGTGATAACCGAAGGTCTTGCGCATGCTGTGCGTCCCGATGGGGTCCTCGATTCCCACCTTCTCGGCTGCCTGACGAAGGCTGTGCCATGCGGTCCACCGCGATATAGGCCGCCGCTCCCCGCTGTCGCCCCGTTTGCGGGAGAGGAAAAGGGGGTCGTCTGGCCCCAATCCCTTCTCGCGGATGTATCGGGCGATGTCGGCCCGCAGGGCTTCCTTCAGGGGAAGCTCTATCCGCTTGCCCGTTTTCCTCTCCACCAGGCGCAGGCGCTTGGCAATCTGTACCCGCTTCCCGGCGCCAGCCAGAACGTCGGACACCCGCAGGGCCAGCAGATCGGATATCCTGCGGCCGAGGCACATTCCCATGCGGAGCAGAACATAATCCCTTGGGCTTCGGTCCCGCATCGCCCGAGAGATGCGCTGTACCGCCGTTTTGCTTCGCAACGGCTGGACGATGTTCATGGGGATTCACATGCAGGGCGTTTCCTTTCCGCATCCCCCGGCATGTCCTCACCTCCCTCATATTTCAGGGTCGTCAAACGGCAAAAGCCTCTGTGCAAGGATGGGTTCAAGCCGTCGCCGAATTGCAATGCAGAACTTCTCTTCTTTCTCTATCCCGATCCACTTCCGCCTTGTGACCTCGCAAGCCGCCGCAGTCGTCCCGCCACCCATGCAGTTATCCAAGACAATCTCTCTGGGGTAGGTGTAGGTCCGTATGAGCCACTCAAACATTGCCTGTGGCTTTTCGGTCGGATGCTTTCCATGGTGTTCCTGCGGCCAAAACTGAACGCTTCTGGGGTAACGTGTCCCAGCATTCAAGCTCGCGACCTTTCCTGCTAGACGATATAGCGGAGTTCCTTTACTGTGAGGCGATGAGGCAGAATACCTGTATGGGTTGCCTCGGGTCATCTGAGGATTGTAGGTCGGCAGGGCTCGATAAAATACCAGTATGTTTTCGTGCGCCCGAAGGGGCATTTTCTTCGCACTGAGAAATCCCAGCGCAATACTTTTCTCCCAGATAATCTCGTATCGAAACCATCGTCTAGCCGCATTGATCAAGTCGGTCGCGAAAGGCTGTTGCGCCGTCAGGACGATTGCGGCGTTCGGCTTTGCGATGCGGCGATATTCCGCCCAGAGTCGCTCCAGATCAATACAAATATCCCAGTCGCAATCCGTTGTCCCATAAGGCAAGTCGCAGAGGATCATATCGATACTCCCAGCTGGGATCTGCGGCATGATGTCGAGGCAGTTGCCGTGATAGAGCACTCCGCGCTCCGTCTCAAAATACGGTGTTTCCAATTCTGCGTATCCTCCTGTATACTTTGGAGGCTGCGCGGTTGTCAGTGAACTGCGTAGCGAGCGTCTTTCAGGGCGGCAACCCTGACTGGCGCAGAGCCCCGCCAGGACATCGGCGGGGTTTCTGCGTATCGGGACTCAGGCTCAAAAACAAAAGGGGCCCCGCACAGGAGCCCCTTTCTTCACGATTCCGCTATGCTACAAGTATAATGCCCGTCCCGAAAATATCAACAACGTTATCGGACGGATAACAGCCCGATATCGTTCCAGATTTTCAAAACGGCCTGCTACCCCAGGATCATTCCACGAATGGCAGGGACATCTGGCGATCCGATTCTCCGCAGCCGGCGCCGGGGACGGGGGTGTAGGTCCCGCCGCGGAGGTTCTGGAGCTCGCCGTAGGGGGCCATCTCGGCATACCGGGCAATGGCGTAGGGGA